ACAACAAGATTCAATTAGGCAACAGCTTGATTATCTTTATAGTGATTACAGTTCTTTATCTAATTACTTATCTTATCATGAAGATACCGGACATGATGTAGGGGCTAATGCAGGTTTAGGAGTGCTGACAGGGGATATAATAGTTAATGAGGAATTGATAGTAGAAGATGAAAGCGACATTGACTAAAGAAGAGTATAGACATTTTACAGAAAGTTTAGTGGTCATTAAAGAAAAAGCAAACATTGATATTGCACATACTGTTGAATATAAAGGAGATACTTTTATAGTAGAGATATTAGACAGTATAAATCTTGATGATTTAGATGAGATTTTATTAGGTACAGATGAATAATTCTGTTATAATAAATATAACGAGTAACCTACAGCCCTCCTATCTCCATGTGTATAAGATGAAGGTTTGGTTAATCCACAACTTTGAGAGTAGTTGGCTCACAACTCTCAACTTAAACTTTAATACCGAAGGAGGTAAATATGATAGTTGAAGGAACTGGGTATTGGGCAAGTATTAAAACACCGAATACCACTTTTGAACCTGTTTATACTATTAACTTAGTAGTAGAACAGAGTGTAGCTGAGGACTTTGCAGGTCGTGGACACACTATAAAACAAATGGATGAAGGTCCAGCATTAGTAATTAAAAGAAAGGTTAATGGTCCTAACGGAATGGTTAGGAATGCACCTAGATTACTTGATGTTAATAAGCAAGATATAAATGTTGCTGTTGGAAATGGCTCTAAGGTAAGAGTACAATGTAGTGAATACGACTGGGAATATGCCGGTAAGTCTGGTAAAAGTCTTGACCTACAAGGTGTTCAAGTGGTAGAGTTAGTAGAATACAAAGCAGAAGATGGCTCTGAATTTTTTGATGACAACGAGGAATTTTAATTATGATAATAACAATAACACAAGATGATGGAAGAACTACTACTTGGGATACTAATAATATTACTGATGATAATATCCAAATGGAGGCAAATGTAATTATTAATAAGGTGTCAACGCTTAGTGTAGTAGCAGAGGCATTACAGTTTAGCACTGCTACTCATAGAAATAACTTAGCAACTTTATTACAAGATAGAACTGAAGCTGTAGTTGATACACCTACAAATGAAGTAGTAGAAACGCCAACAGAAGATGGTGGTACTACACCGGATGACTCCGTAGAGGGAATGACCGAGGATGATTCTTCCACAGAAGAAGAGTCCTAACCTCTTGTATGAGGTTTGCTAGAACCTTAAAATAAACTAGATAGACTGATTTTTCCTCATTTGCGAGGGTGTTTCAATGTCGATAAATAACAAAACACAGCAATGCTAGAGTCGATTTTGCTAGTTTTAGAGACCTAAACCAGAAAACTAGCAAGTGGCTAGGAGTGAGCTGTTGTAAAAGCCTTGCGTATATTGACAGTAGAGTCCTATACAAAAGTAGGTTACAGATGAAAGTAAATAAGAACTACCACCACCATGCACTAGCCACAATTTTTAAAGGAGATAGAATTGAACACAAAATTTATAAAGCATCACTTACCATGTCCTAAATGTGGTAGTAGCGATGCAGTTTCACTTAATGATAATGGTTCAGCTAAATGTTTTAGTTGCAACGCTTTCATACCAGACTACGATAATGCAGATGATATGAGTACAAATGATAATACTATTGTACCCATGAAACAACCTGAGACATCTTTCTTAAACTCATATACAGGTATCTACGCACCTCTTACAGATAGAAACATATCTGAAAAGACAGCTAGAAAGTTTGGAGTTAAAGTAGTCAAAGACCACAATGGTCAAGTCAAACAACACATATACCCGTATCATAATGGTAGTGAGATAGTTGCTACCAAGACTAGGTATGTTGATAATAAAAACTTTGCATGTAATGGAACATTTCAAGGAACAGGATTGTTTGGGGAGCAGTTGTATCGCAACAAAGGTGGTAAGTATCTCACAGTAACTGAGGGAGAGTGTGATGCAATGGCAGTCTATGAATTGATGCAAGGTAAGTCTAGTGTTGTATCAATAAAACGAGGAGCTTCATCGGCAGTTAAAGATATACGAGAAAGCATTGAGTTTGTTGAGAGCTTTGATAATGTTGTTCTTTGTTTTGATAATGACAAGGCAGGTATAGAATCAGCAAGACAAGTTGCTAGAATATTAAAACCTAGTAAAG